CGCAAACCACAACAACTTCAACGCCGTCGGACGCATAACCCTCCAACAAGCAAGAGACGAATTAGACGACAAATCACTACAATTAAGAGACATCAAAGACCTCATAAACCAATACGCCCCCACAATCGACACAGAAACCCGCCCAGGAAACATTCTATTACTCTACGTTAAGGGTAGAAACACAACCGCCGCATACCGCAAAGCCCGCCCAATAATCCCACAGTTAGAGGATGCAACACAATGATGCAAACAACAACCCCCACAAAATTACCGCCAACTTGGTGCCCGAACACAGGTGATTGGGGATTCGAAGGCGCACAATACGCACGCAAATGCAAAGCACTCCCCCAACTCTGCAGTTGCATGGCATGGAATAAACCTGAAGTTTTCAAGAAATGCCCAACATACCAAGACACCGTCAACGAACAAGAGGACCAAACAAATGAAAGCTAATATACTACTACTACAATATCCATATAGTACTTACTTAAGTACGTATGACTTTTTTTACTATAGCTGTAGCACTGTAGAGGGTTATTTAGCGGGAGAGAACAGGAGGTTATTCTATTGACCTCTAATTATGTCAGAGTAACCGCCCTCAAAAGACACGCTGAAAACCAAGCTTACCAACATATTCCTCTAGGAGATAAATGCGAACTCTGCGGCTCTACCGATTGGCTTGAACGTCACCACATGGATTATTCTAAACCCCTTGAAATCAAAACCTTATGCAGATCATGCCACGCAAAACAAAGAGCCAAACTTAGCGATAACTGCTGCACATGCCCCGACTGCCGGAGCACACACACCGTCCGATTAGGTTCAAGAACTACAAAACAAGGCAAAAAGCAAACTCGTGTATGCCGAGACTGCGGCAGAGGATTCTACGAAGCCGAACATTTAACCAAAAAGGAGGCTAATTAATGCAGAAGGAACATGCGGCTATTCTCTATCTTAATCCCCCCATGCGTTTGGCAACCTACAAAATCCAAGCTTTCATGGAATTAGGTCCATCCTTTGCGCACCTCTATATCTACAATGAAGGATTGCACGCCATGGGGCAACTAAGCGAACAGGAATATCAAATCAACAAACTACGTTATAGCAAAAAACTTGTCGAGGCACCAGTCCAACCGTTAACCCGGGAGCAAATCAAAGAAAAACAGCGCCTAGAAGAAATGCAACGCACTATTCAAGCAGTAATGACAGAATGGGACAATCCAAAACGCAACACGGAATGGCGCGAGAAATGGCTAAGACAAGCAGAGAAATACAAGGACCAAATCCCCGAAGCAAAGCAACTGATTGAGAGGGTTAAGGCTAGGGTGTTTGTGCCATGAAGCCCTTTTTTTACCCCCTATCACCACCCAAAAAAGGTGGCAGAGGCACATTAAGGCACTGCAAAATCTGCGGCAAAAAAATATCTTCCGGCCAATGGAGAAACAGAACACCCGCAAACCGCATAATGTTTTGTCGTGTGCATCTTAGGGAGGCTTACGTTTGCCAAGTTTAATTTATGAGGATAGATTGCAAGCTTGGAAAACGGCCACTATACAAAAGTCTATTATGTTAGTGGAAGCGCAGGATAAACGGGAAAACGATTTCAAGGCAGCTTTAAGGTTTGAGGTTAATAATAATATTGCCGCTAAAGTTGCGAGGTTGTTAGCGCTTTATAATTCAGGGTTTTTCCAAATGTTTTATGGAGTTAAAACGGTTGAAACTAAACAAACATGTCAACAGGTGAAACCATGAATCCTATCTTAAAGAAAACTTTGAGAGATAGAGGAATAAAAAATAAAAACCCATCTAATTGGCAAATTACTGGATGGCAAGCAAACAGATGCCCTATTTGTAAAGCGCCTCTATTCTCCTGGTATGATACAGGGTCACATCAAAAATGCGATACTTGCGGATGGCACGACTAATGAGCGCCTGTAAGAATCCTGTGCAGTGTAATGCATTTTTCCCTGTTTTCATCGTTGTTTTCGGTGTTGTGTTTGGAATAGGGATTTCGTTAAAGAATTAGTTGGCGATAAATCGGTAAGCAACCCCTAACATTTTTTTTATAATAACAATTTAAATACTAAATCAGTGTACTCAGTGTACTAAGAATACTAAGGGTTAATAGTGACCTGTTAAGAAATAGGTGAGTATGAAAGTGACAATGAAAATAGATCAAGACGTAAAAGCCGACTTAGAAAAAATCGCCGGAGAAATCCAAGCGGCAAAAGGTGGCTCAATCACACTATCAGACGCAGTAAAACACTTAATCAAATTCTACAGGGGGATATAAAATATAAAATGAAAGCAAAACTGATATTCCAAGATGGTGCAGAAGCATTTGAAAAGGAATTAAACAATTTTATTGAAACAGTTAAAGTGATTGATATAAAATTTACAACCGACCAACCAAGCAGTGAATATGGCGCATGGTTTAACGCCTTAGTTCTATACGAAGATAAGAAGGCTTAATGCTTGTCTCTGCCCTGCCCCTACAAGAAAACCGTCGGCTTAGCCCAATGCCACGAATACCAACGTGACCCATCTAAACAACCGGAAAGGTTTGGCGGTGTAGATTGGAGAAACTCTCGAAGTTTCTGATGCATCTGTGGAAGTAGCTATGAAAGCGTTTGACGGTGCAACTGAAATAATCAAAGCATCGCTTCATAAAGATACGATAGAGGCCAACAAGCAATGAAAGACTACATAACATTTAATCTCTGTGAGCATGTCCCTGCTGGCTACCCTGGATTCTTTGAAAATAGAGAACTCACGATTTACGAGCAGTTCAAGCGCAAACTCAAGGTTTACGAGTATCGCTTTGCATCCGAGAGAAACACCAACCTATTGTTAGGGGATAATACTATTCTTAATCCTAAAGAGGCGAGGGTATTAACTGATTATCTCAGAGTTAGAAAGGCGCGGCTTGTTACTGGCTACCCTAAAGACAGTTTACCCAGACTTGAAGGCGATATAACAAGTCTTGAATATTTGCCTGATACGCAGATGTTCAAAATAGGGCTTAACAACTTAGTAGAAGTAGCTCAGACGGATGTCAACAACCCGATGCAAAAGGAGAAACAACCATGAATCTACTCGATAGTATCTGCCTTTCATGCGCCGGTTATAGATGCTTTGATGGAACATGTCAAAAACCAAACTTCAAGATTGTAAAACCAAGCCAACCCATAAAGAGATGCAAAGATTATTACTCAATTTTTCCGACAGATGAACCGAAGCCGGAGAATCAGCCATGACCCAAAAACATAGCCATATTGAAAAAGTCAAAAACTGCCCAACTGATTACTGTGAGGATTGTGAGTTTTTCCAAATAGAAGCATTGGGTAAAATTGGCGTTCCGCTTTGCCGTAAGCCGTTTGATTCTGTGGAAACTGTGGAGAATTAGACATGACTAAGTTAACCTTAGACTACTTTGAAGGATGCCCACCCGATAGAAGCTCTTGCTTCTGTGGTGGTGATCCATCGGGTAAAGATTGCCCTAATGTTAAAGCTTGCTTTCAGACTAACAAACCAAAAGCGATTAGCGAGGTAGAGAAGAAATGAGTACATACAAACGTGTAGGTTGCCAAATAGACATAGAACCCGAAGCTAGAGCACTACTGGAACATAACAACGTAAACATTGACAGCTTTGCTAATCACCTATACCTATTTTTAACAAATCAGCCTATGGATTGCACTAAAAAAGCCAGAGTTGCCTTATCGAGATCATACAAGGGCGATGGGCATCTCTATATTTCCTTTGAAACTTTCCAGCTACCTAATTTTCTAATCCCTAAACCAGAAGATACAACCCGTCTAAGAGAAGTATTAGCGGAGGAACCACAACCAGGCGTTTTAACTTACGAGAAGTTCCAAAAGCTACTCCGTAACTCATCCACGCCAGAAACCCCCCAAACGACGTACAAAAATCCCCATGTATTCTATGACTGTAAATATTGCCCACCTGATAAACTAATAACATGCCCTGAATGTTTCAAGAATCATAATGAACCATTAGAGAAACTTAAGCCAGATGCCCAAACGATTAACCGACAATCAACGAGTGACCCGAAATGAGCAAACTTAAGCAATACTACGAGGAAGCCGGTTATGATGTTGGTAAAAAGGATTACATTGATAACTGCGAAATTCAGGCAATACTTACACCCGTTATAAGAATGCTAATCGCCAAAAGATTGGAAGCAGAAAAACAAGGCAGAGATACGGAAGCCATGACCTATATTTCGGTCTATATGGAAATTTGGCTGGATATGGGTATGTCGTTTACAGATATGAAAAACTTATTCGAGAGAGAAGAAAAAACGATTAATCAGAAAGAAACTGATAAACCGATATAGTAATTACCACAAGTGTTATATAGTAATTACGATAATATAGTAATTACTAAAAGAGGAAGTAAAATGGCAGAACTATTAGAATGCTTAATCTGTGGCTACCAAACAACTCGATGTGGGATGTCAAATCACTTAGCTGCAAAACATCCGGCAGAATACCAAAAATATCAAAAAGATTTTTACGAAAACACTGGCACTATGGCTAAAGAAGTTCCTTATACATTGACCAAATACATTGGGCTAGTTAAGCATTGGAGCAAGAACCGCACACAAAAACCTCTTTAAACAAAACAAGGTAATTACTATATGATTAACGTGACACCTGAAGAACAAGAAAAATTCAAAGAACTTAACCGGCTTAGAATGAAAGCCTACCGTGACAAGACAAGGGTACGGAAATACTCCCCCCGTATTGTTGCATCGAATGGTAAAAACTCAACTGGAGGAAAAGAGTAATGCCAAAAATAGTAACAGTTACAGTAGATAGTTGCGGCGCTTGTCCATTAATGCAAAACGCTGACACCCAAAGTTATTCAATGGGGTTCTGTACAAAAGCAAAAAACTATGTCGGGAAAAACGACATGCCGAATTGGTGTCCATTGCCGGACCAGACGGATGAATCACAATCAACTACGAAGGCAGATCAACCATGAACCAACAAGAAAAGCAAGTATTAGACACTGAACTAGATAAAGCTAAAGAAGCCTACGAGTTTGAAAAACAAAAACATGATTCGCGTTCTTACGCTTATCTTCAATATCTAGAAGGTCGCATAGCGGGTTTGGAGTGGGTTAAGAATCACTTGGAGTTTTACGCTGAAGATGAGACTCTTAAATCGAAATCAACTGGTGAAACTCCATGACCCAAGAATGTTTTGCTCACCATACCCAAGACGCTGTAATCTGCCAAACCTGTTCAGATGCCGATAAATGCAAAGCTGAATTAGCTGCCAACTTCAAACGCTGCCACGAAATACAAGAGGTTGAAAAGTGCTCAGATTGTGATATGTACGAAGATTGCTGCGAATATGGCGATGATAAGCGATCCGAGTTAGGCTTAGATATTATATCGAATAGTGGGAAACCAACGGGGAATGAGTAATGAATCCAAGGGATAACTGTAACGAATGCAATTTTGTGGCGAATAAGGCTACAGATAAGCCTTGTAACGGTTGCCACTTAACAAGACGAGGAACATTATCTAACTGGGCACCCTATAGAGGTCAAGTATCGGTTTGCGTTGATTCAATCACGGAGGATAAGTAATATGGTTTCAGAAGAAAACAAGCAGCACCTTAGAAAATTGTTTCCAGAGTACAATGAGGTAATGCTTGAGCAGTTGTTCGTATCTATTGACAATGAGGCTGAAGCAGAGGCATATAGACGGATTGTTGCTAATCAGTTGAAGGTAATGAAAGATAAAACTAAGAAGCTAAACGAAGAACTTAAACAACAACTTGCTTTAGAACAGGGCTTTATTTTAACAGAAATCGTTAAGCGGGCAGAATACGGCAGTGAAGCAGGCTTACTAATTGAAGTAATGAAAGCAAAAACGGTTTTAGACGAAGCAATGGGAGACTGGCCCAACTACTATAAAGCAAGAGATCGCGCACAACAAAATAAGCCTGGGGTACAGATTTACCGTAAGGATGTGTTAGAGGAGTTTTTGTTTATGCAGCAAGAATGGGTTAAAAAACACTTTGGAATTAACGTGTTAGATAAACCATTGAATGCGAACCTTTCGTCTAGCAAACAGGAGCCGACAAAATGAGTACAGTAAATTGCCCAGGCGGTTATATTCACTGTTGGGAATGCAAACAAGAAAACACCTGTTCATTAGCGGCTGAAATTAGAAAACAGCAGGATGAGGAAAACCTGCGGATCGTTCGAGATATTATAGGCGTTAAAGAGTCTGATAGTGGTTTTTCTGCGTTTTGGCAGATTATGGAGTGGGAGCGTCAAGAGTGGATAGATGCTTGGAGCGCACAACCTACCGCTGAAGAGTATGAGCGAATGATGCGAGAAGATGAAGAGGATGGCTACCCATGACTGAACAAGAAATAACGTGTCCACCGGGGCGCGAGGTCTGTACTTCTCACTGTGAGAACTATAAGAAATGTGAAGAAAAACGTGACAAAATGGATCAAGAATTATTTAACGAAATAATGGATGAAGCTGAACGGTTAAATCCCAAGCCTAAACTTACTGCTTGTCCTTGTAACACTTGCATTTATGACGGTGAAGTTTGCGAATTAGAAAATGCAGAACCGCATACTTCCAGATTGGTACAGGAATGTTACGATTTTGACGAGGAAGAAGATGAAGAACGTGACTACTAACCAAACTAATCGAAACAAAGGTAATGAATAATGAAAAAACTTAGCAAAGATAACAAAGCATTCATAGATGAAATGGGCAACGCAGGTTTAGCTCAGTTGCTTCCCGATTTGTATCTGCTTGAAATGTCCGATTTCTACGATTGGACAGTGGAGGAAGTAATTGATTTAATCTTAAGCAAGGCTGTTAATCGGGAACGTTCTGTTAGAAAGGAAGCGAAAGAATGACTCTTAAAAATCTCTGTGATGAATGCGTAAAAAGAAGCCATTGTTTTTGGTATGATCCCTTTGATTTTACTTATGAGTGTTCACGTTTAAGACGGAAAACAGACGAAACGGAATAATCCAATCAAAAAGTGAAAGAATATGGGTGGATATAAAGGTCAACAACATGGCAGTTTCTTAAACTATTGCCAAGACTGCTACTTAAAAATTCCAGAAGAGAAACAGATAAAGAAAGCCTCAGTATGGAAAGTTGTCGGTGGGCATCGCCATTGCCGAGAATGCCATAAACTATTACCCAGAGGTTCTACTTTGATGCGCTTTAAACTAGGCAATCTCAAAGAGGATTTTCTAATTAAATGCCGTGTCTGTGGCTTAGAAGCACATACCCAAGTAGATTTAGAATTATTTAGAAATCACTGGATGAACGATAAACGGCTGGAAAAATATCCCCATGCTTATCCTTTTGGTAAAGAACGTATCTGTTTAAAGTGTTATCGTGTTAGGAATAATGCTGGAAAACGGGATAAGGTAGCTGCTCTAAAAGCAACTATGGAAAACTATTATCAAGCACCATATAAACAAAGAGCTAGAGATTACTCTTGGCGCTATCTTGAAGCCGCTGATACTTGCGCTTTATGTGGAGTTAAAGATGTTCCATTGGAAAAACATCATCCCGATTATCGGCGGCGCGACTTTGTAGTTACCCTTTGCCGAAGTTGCCACCATAAACAGCATAAGGAGGCTAAACCATTCAGTAAGAAGAGAGAAAATAAAAATCTCTGTGAGAAATGCGTTAATCTAACTTTAGATAAAGGTGACATGCGCTGTGTAGCCCACGATAACAAAATATTTGATAATGTTAATTTGTGGGTGCGGCAAAAGAAGTGTAAATACTTCTCGCCTGTACCAGTGATTCCAAATCCAAATCTTTCATAGTATACCGATAGGGCGTATGCAGGGATGTTAAATAAAATGGTTAAAAAGAACTTTTTTCTGCGGAAAAACCTTCACTAAAAGAACCCTTTAAAAAAGCGTTCACGGAAAAAATAGAAAGAAAAAAAGAGTTATTCAGTGTTCGGGTTGGGTTTAAGCATCAAGCGGGCTTTTAGTTGCAATGTTAAGGCGTCGATGCCGAGATCCACCAATTCCGTGGCTATTTCATCAGCGGTTTTTTGGGGGATGCAATCGTGGGCGTAAGTTTCAATTTTAGCGTATAAATCGCCGGGGATACAAACTGATTTATTACTTATCATATTTTACTTATCTCTCCGTTACAACACTGTAACGGTGTAGCCCTATAATAAGTTTACGTTATTGTAACGTATAACAGTAACTATAAATATGCCGTGCGAATATTGTAATGTAAAGGCGTAACCTATTGGTAAAAAATATCCTAAGCACTAAAGAAAGAGAAATCATGCAAGAGTACCTAACAACTGGTAAAAAGCTAGATGACTTCAGAGTCATTCTTCACAGGGCTAAAAAAATAAATTTAGAAGTTGTTGAAACCGACGCCGAATTAATCCGGCAGTTCCTTGCGAAAGTAGAACAAACAAAGAAGGAATAAAAATGAATCTAGAAAAATGCCTCCTATGCAACAAGCCTATAATCAATACTCATAAAGCAACAAACCAAAAATATTGTTCAGGAGAATGCCGAAATATAGCGCGTGGGCTCGCCAACCCTAAACAAACAAAAAAATGCACATATTGCGGAAAAGAATTTAAAACATCAGTAAAAGCCCAAGTTTTTTGTTCCCATGAATGCAATAGGTTATCGTTTAATCAAGAACGCCGAAAAGAACGTCGGGCGTTTTCAAACTTACAGAAGGCTAACAAAAAATGCCCTATCTGCAACTCAGTTTATACTGCTAAATGGCCTTCACAAATTTACTGTTCAAAAACTTGTTTAAAAGAAGCAATGAAAATTAAAAAAAGAAAAATTCTTGATTTGAAAACCATTCCTTGTCAATGCTGTGGCAAAATATTTGAGCAAGTAAATAAAAAACAGCGATTTTGTAGCCTTGCGTGTCATCGAAAAGATGCGAATAGCCGTCGAGATTCTAGACAAACAAAGAAAATGGGTCTATCTGTAAAATGTAAGAGATGTGGAAAAGAATTTTTGAGAACATATACAGGTCAGCAATATTGCTCCGATGATTGTTTACGGGATAAACTTAACTTAAAGAGACAACAAAGGCGAACCATATGTAAACAATTAAATAATCATAATGCTGAAAGAAATTCTGTTCTTCATGGCATTAGATGTTTAAAAAGACCGTTTCCTATGGATGGGAAATGTGAAATCTGTGGGAAAGTTGCCTTATTAGGTTATCATCATTGGGGCGAAATAGTGAGAGGTGATTGGGTTACAGGAATATGGGTTTGTAGAAGTAACAACTGTCATTCAATAATCGAGCGCCCGGAAGAGAGTATTCGCATACTGCAAAAATTCGCTGTTAAAAAGGAGCAAATAGATCAAGAAATCGAAAATCTTAAAAGCCAAGTTAAAGCTAACAAGACAATGGAGAGACACAAATAATGCAGAAGTTTAGCGAAGAATTAAAAACAGTATTCAGCTTCGGCGCAATCTTCACAATAATGGGTATGCTTATGCTATTAGCCCAAGGGTATGGACCCGCATTATTCTTTGTTGCCATCGGTTCTGCTTTAATGTATCTCTGCTATCGCCACAGCAAAAAACCGTTTAAGAATAAGTTTTTACTAACCTAGCTACTCGCCAATCTACTTTTCCGGCTTTTAGGTTACTTGCGGCTCGGTCTTGCCACTCCGGGCGTATGGCGGCATATAGTTTGTTTTGGTCCTCGTATCTTGGTCTTGCGCGTCCGTTAATTACGTCGTCAGTAACTTCTGTTATTGATTTGTACCCTATGGGTGGCGGGTTAATGCTTTGAACTATTTTAGTGGTTCTGTAGTCTGTGCTTTGGATATTTAACCATTGACCTGGCAGTAAATCTTTAATCATTGGTGTTTCAACTGTGCCAGCGGTGCTTGCTGTGCGAAGTCTTAGAAATTCTGCATAACACATTTTCCCCATTAGCCCCGTATCATCTGCTTGCTTCAGGCTGTCGTCTTTGCCTATGTCATCTGTGATTAATCTTTGTTTAGTTATTATTCCGGCGTAACTGCTTAAGGCTGCGACTCGGCAAATATCAGCATCTCCGAAATGTAAGCCGTCAATGCAAAATAAGTATCTTGTTGGAGGGTTGGCGTTTGCCATTTCTGCATCTGCGATATAGAACTCAATGTAGTTTATGTTATTCCAGTTTAATGATCCTGTAGTTGTGGGAACCCATTGGATTGCTTGGTTTTGTTGTACATTAAAGTATGGTCCTACGGGGATGCTGTAATGTTGCCATTGTTGGTTTGAGGGGATAAGGTACTGGTTTACTGTGCCGTCGCCTTGTTTCTCTGCGATTGTATAGTAATTGTTTGCATCTGTGCATAGTTTGATTACTAAATGGGTGTCATGGGTTAAATCGTAGTAAACATAAAAGTTTAGGTTGGGAGTGTTAAAATCTGTAAATCCGCTAAAATCCCATGCTGCGGCACTTGATGAAGGGTACTTAATTTGTATTGGACCGCTTGGATTGGCTAAAGTAAAGCCCACGATAGATGATGCACCGACAATATGAATGGTGCTATTATCGCCTACTGAACCTTGTGTGTTACCCCAAGTTGCAGATGATCCTTCAGTCCAGGAATCGCCGTTACTTGGACGTCGCCAAGCGCCATAGTATACTATGTAGTTGGCTTCTGAACCCATCTTTTCGAGATTTATCTGTGTATAATCTACGCCGTAAGTTAAGGTGGCGTTGGCTTGGCTGTCACCATAATATTTGGTCCATCCAACTTGGGTTCCGTCTACAAGTTTTAAGCGGAGATAATTTGTGCCGCTTGCATAGGTGGTTATCCAGTGAGGGCCAGCTGTTCCGGCTTTGTAGGCTGTTATGAGATCGCATAAATCGTTTAAGCATTTATCAGCCGGTTTGTAGGGGAACCCAATGTAGGGTATTGAGTCGCTTATGGTTTCTACTTTGGAAGTATCGAAAGCGTAGTTGCTGTTTGCGCCACCGAAGATTTTTTGCACATAATTTGGGATAATATCTTTGATTATTTCGGTGATTGTGTCTAAAGTGGGGTTAATACTTTGTGAGCCATACTCGGTGGCTACCTGCATTTCTGCCAACCCAGCCCCAATTCCTCGGCATGAAAGGGTTAATGTATTATCTGTCGCTATGTTGGCTATAACAAAACGAACTGTGCCTACAAAGAGAGCGGTATAATTAGCATCTGATAAGTCTTTTACTTCTAAACTAACGGTGGTGCCTTCTGTTACTGTACTAGGATAGTATGATGTGTTAGGCAATACGATTGTTGCTGAGTCCCAGCCGTTTTCGAGGCGAGTGACTTTAGCAGATATTAGAGTATTTGTTAATGCTGTTGCTCCTAAAGTCAGTTTGTTTTGTGGTTGCCGCATGTAAGTGATTGTCATATTTAGTACCCCGAAAATGAATCATAAAAAGATAAACCTGTTAGAGCTAATCCGGCAACACCCATAAGTAACCCAACGGGCGTACCTGCTATTAGCATGTTATAACTCATTTGAGCCATACGAATGATAACTATCAGTTGCGATAAAAGCTGAACTTGTTGCTGCACGCCATCAGGTAGACCTAACCGTTTTACAACAGCTAAATACCGTACTGCGACTCTTTCTAAATCTTTAAAAGTCATCAAAGTTTCTTTGATTTTCGGTAAATCATTTGTGACTTTTGAGGTTTTAAACTCTACTCCATCGAGTAACCGTATGATTTCTTGGCAAACAGCCATTATCTGTTGGGTTTCCGCTAAACTCACACTTTACCCTCCGAAGTTGATTTTATACTATCCCGCAAATGGGTTAGTTTATCTAAGAGTTCCTTTAAATCGAAACGTGGTTCTATATGGCAGCGACAATTTGAGATTAAGCCATATTTGCTTCCTTTATGTAGTTGATGTTCATGCGCGAGACTCCCCGTAACTATATCCCAAATAACCCCATAGGTCGGATGTGTCAAGCTGTCGGGCACTTCGCCTTCAAAGGTCCATGTATAACCGTCTATGGCTTTGCAGATAGGACATACGGCATCATCTTTTTGAGTTGCCCACGTTATAACGACCGTGACCATTTTAGGTCATTCCATACCATGCTTTAACCGTACCCGCAGAACCACTTGCAGAACTATAACGTTGAAAAGTCACCGTTAAAACAGATCCATCAACATTAAAATCAACCAACCGCACAGGTATAGTTGTTCCGCCTCCCCAATTTAGATTTTGAAAAACTTGGTTTGCGCTTGTTTTGCCCCCAAACTTTATTTCTGAAAACACCTGCCAAGCAACTACATCGGCGGCGGGAAGAGTGACTTGGGAGCCAGAACCAGCACGTTTCCACCGCACATTCGAAGCATCCAAATCAATATCCGCTGTAATAGTTACAATAAAATCTGACATGCCCAAAATTTGTAGGTAATCCCCTAATCTTCCGGGCGGCAGCATTCTTACGTCGCCTGTATCGGGGTCGCTAAATTTAATATCTGTCGCGTTAGGGAAAATGTATGTGGTGGCTTGGCTATCTCCATAGGTTATGGTGGGTAAAGCTGCGACATAGCTATCAAGTGGGCGTTTATACTCAATTAAAATAGAGGTTTGATAAAGATAGCCATAACCCAAATCGATAGCGTCTGGCTTAATGTTTTCTATGTCTCTAACTGTGCTAATTGGGTCATAAACTGTATAGATTCTTTTGATTTCTGCTTCCAGTTTTTCTGCCAAGTTAGTTGCGGTTATGGTTGATTTGTTTACGGCGTAAATATCAATCTGAACTTGCTCTATTGTTCCACAGGGTTTTCTGCCTAAGAGTTTATCGGTGTAGATTGTGCTTGTTGCTTTATCGTTTCTGGTGATTACCGCTACCGCATCTATTGCCTTCGTGAGGAATATTCTTGTGATTGGGTAGGTTGCGCCGTCAAAACAGGTCACTACCGAAGCCGCCGTTGTTCCATCGTCTTTAGTAACATTGCCAGCAGTGTAATATGCTGCGATTAATACTCGTTGGCGATGCCGGGGATCGGTAGTTATTGAGGATGAATCTAGGTGCCATATGCCTGAAATTGTAGGCTGAGTTGCGAAATCCCTTTTAGTTAACGCGCAGACACGCCAGTTTAAAACGTAATCGGTTCTTGTCGAAGGATAAGTATGCACCTGCATGACTTCATACATTATACCCTGTGAATCGGTTACTTGGTCGCCTTCCAAAACTGCACTATCAGATACGCCGACGTAATCATATTTATTGTAGTACCCAGCGGTGAGTTTAGTTATGTTTTGCCCCTTCGCAGAGATACCCATGTAGATGGTGCTGGTTGCGTAACTGGGTGCATAAATCCCCGTGGTCGCATCAGCCGCGCCAAGTGTTAAAACGCCAAGTGTAACAGCTTCAAAACGGGGTGTTAACGCAGCTGCTTTCCACATGAACCCATCAGAACGAACAGAAGGATAAAACGTAACGTTCATCACTGTATAAACGTGGTCTGCGTCATCGGTGATTTGGTCGCCCTCATAAACGGTGCTGGCAGTTAATCCCGAATAATCGTTTATTCCGTAATGTGTTTTTGGTTGAATTTGGCTTTGCCCCGAAACAGCGATGTTCATGTAAATAACAGTTTCCGCATAAGTGCCATTGAATGCGCGGGACCGCAAAGTTACGCTTTTAAGTTGCAGCAATTCACATTGGTAATGGCTGAATTTGTCGCCATCCCAATAAGCAGTTGTATGCAATATTATGTAGTTGTCGCCATTCGCATCTTCAACTCGGTCGCCTTCATGCACAGCGTCAGCGGTGAATAAGGTGTAAGCGTATTCGGCGCGGTTGCCTAAGGGTAATTCTTTTATGGTGCTGCCTTGCGGTTGGATAGAGCCTTCGATGGTGGTGTCTGTGTAGGTTTGCACGTTGTTAGCGACTGTTAAGGCACTAAGGGTTAAACTATAATCAATCATCCATGTTTCTCCTAGGTGGTGATGTTGTGTTCGTCTATGTTTGAAGCGTCGGCTTGGCTGTTAGTATTCAATGGTGTTGCGTTTCCATGTAGGTTATTGCCGATTAATATGGTGCGTAGCATTGTGTGGGCGCTGTTCGCGAAAGATTCATAGTAGATGCCCGTGGTAGAGTTAGACACTATATTGCCTATGAGGGTAGTGTCGTCTTCGGAGAGGTAGATGCCGTCTGTGAAGGTTCCTGTAACTTTATTGTGTGCTGCATTGCAGCCGCTTACGTTGTTGAGGTAGATGCCTTTTGTGCCTGTGCCTTTTACACAGTTCCCCGTAACCTGGTTATTGTCTGCAGATAACTGGATGCCTATGCCACTGTTAGCTTCAATAATGTTGCTATCCACTATTGTGTTGCTGCCTAAAATCAAGATGCAAACTGCGCCCGAGAGCATGTCTTTTATAACGTTGCCTGTTATGGTGGATTCATCGAAGCCGCCGTCCAACCCTCCTCCGCAAGCAGTAATTTGGTTTCCTGTAACTGTAGCGCAACCGTTACGGATGGCGTAGGTGCTGAAATTTTTGAAAGTATTATCCGCAATAACAATGTTATCTAACTGGATTGAGCCGCCATGATTGATGCCCGCATAAGCTTTAGTTGTATCTGACCCATCAAAATAGTTGTTGTTGATGAATATATCGCTTAAACTGCCATAATTCAAGCTTAAAGCGCAGGTGTGCAATCCGCCTGAGTTAGTGACTGTTAAATCTTCCCCGAGGATATTGGTTATGCTGTTGCCTGTGAAGGTGTAGCCTTTTGTGGATTCTATTACATCACAGTAGGGTATGCTATCAAAGATGCAATTAGTTACTTGGGTATTGTAGTGGTCATAGTGCCCATATTGGGGGCCGCTGACTTGGTCAACTATCGTACTCCAAAGGGGGTTGCTGGTGTAATCATAGAAACTACAGTGATCAATGTGCACGTTTTTGGTTGCTGCCCCAAACGTTACTGCGCAATGGATTGGTCCGCCTGCTCTTTCACCGTAGACTGCACCTTGGTTGCGTCCGTTGCCATCCATGTAGATGTCTCGGAATAGAAGGTTATCAGCGTTTAAGCCTAAGCCCAGGTTTGCTGTTGCGCCGACCGAAGCCGCTAATTGCAGTGTAGAGCCGCCGCCGTAAACGTGGGTGTTATCTATGTTAACGTATAAGGTGTCATCGTAGATGTAGGTGTCCTGTACAAGTTTAATATCGCCGCCTAACGCTAAAGCTGCGTTGAATACAGCGGTGAAGTCTGTGCCATCGATACCGCCCACATCATCTTCGCCACCGATGAGGGGCGCGTAACCGTTTAATCCCCAAAAATAATCAGTCCCCGAAACAGTGTTTTTAGCAATCACCAAATCATAGGGCGAAACAAACGTGCCCGCAGGCGTGAACCCGTTAAGCAAGCTTTCTATAAGGGAATTGTAATTGTTAAATTCTGTTTGTGTTAATGGCCCCTGTTGGGTGGGGAAGCGGCTATCGTAAGGCACCTTTCTAATTTGTATAGTCACGTTTATTTTATCTCCGTCTAAGTTTATTCCTTAAGGCTGTGTTTGCGTTGTCTACGCCGGGTTCCACACAACCCGCCATAAAACAGTAATCACCGATTGTTTTGCCTTTTTTATTTTTCAGTATCTTCTCAAATAATCCCAGTTTAGTGGGTGCTACGCTGTTATCGAAGAAGTCACTGTCAAAAAATGCGGAATCAAAAAACTCTGTCATAACGGTTGCTCCAGCCACGATCCCAGCGTGCATGTTCCTGAATACAGTACTTCATAGTACCAGTCGTCTGGAACCATAAATGAGAAGGGTATTTGCTGATCTATTGTGCTGTTTGTTGCTATGCACAAGTTGTTGGTGGGTGGATTGGCTGCTCCTATGCGGACGTAATAGAAGTTTTGTGTTGCATTAGCATGCCCATTTACGACAATATCAAGGTAAACCATGATGTTTTTTGTTGTTGTATTCTGGTAAACTGTGTTTAAAGCTCTGCCAGCGGGCGCAGAGATAGAGGGGGAACTGTTAACGTAGCCTGCATGTGACACGACATCGGTGGTTTTTAATGATTGATCCGCGAAGGCTGTGTCACCGTATGCTATCTTTGTTGTTTTATCCCAGATGGCTGCTAAGTCGGTGACTTTAGTTGCTTTTATGAGTAATGTGGATATGTCTACGCCGTCTACGGTTTGGGCGGCGGCGAAGCCGATGTTCTGCGCTAAAGCTGAGAGGTCAAGGGTGCTGCTTGTGTGGGTGTGCGCTGCCACAGCAAACGCCGCCGCGTGGGATCCATCTACGGTGTCGGCGTCGATGTCGAGGGCGTCATGGGTTGCTTTCGTGTGATCTGTTAAACTGTCTGCGCAGGCTCCAGGGTCATGGGTTTCTTGCCAAGCCGTTACTGATACCTGTTTGGTGGGGTCGTTGGTGCCGGTTCCTAACGTATGATGTTTAATGCCAACCATAAAGTAAACCTCTGAAATTATGCTCTTTTAAAACTGCAACCGATTAATTGTCGCGCTGTATCTTTAATCATCGCTAAAATAGCGGGGTTGCTCATTAAATCAGCTGTGGACGAAGAGATACCGCCCATTGTTGAGGAGGGTATATTTGTGGGGTTTTGATGCCAACTTGCATAAATACAGCGAAAAACTTTTCTGATAGCGCCTTGCTGTGCGCTTGTTAAAGTTATTGTTTTGCTGCCAGCCGCTCCCGACATGTTGCTTATTTTGCATCCGTTACTGTTTAACTCGTCTATTACTGCATCCGTAAGTGTTTCTAAGGTGATGTCTGTGATAGTTGATTCTGTGTTGAAGATTGTTCTTAAATCTGTTATGAATTGGGCTGCTACCATACTTTTTTCTCCTTTTTAATGTACATAGTTATTTGGCTCGGATGTATAATGTCCGGCGTAATTATGTTGCCTTCGACATGGATACGTTTCACAGAACCCCCGTCTAATACGGATACAGTTAACCCGATTGATTCAGCGTAACTGCGTACTTCTGTTTCGCCATAACGGTTATTCCAAAACGTCAACGTGCCTTCATCGGACATGTATTTTTCGCAGGGTCGGTAATCCGTTATTTTAACCCAAGCATCATCCAACACGAGAACTTGATATTTTGCGACTCTTGCAAGTTCGGCTAAAACGTTTTTCCAAACATTTGGGGGCAAATGAATAAACAAATCTTTGCAGTAAACCACATCAAAACTGTTATCTAGAAAGGGTAGGTTTCGGGCGTCTGCAACTTCACAGGGCACCATAACCTTTTGGGCTTGCGTGATGAATTTGGGGGTGATGTCTACACCATAATATTTTATATCCACCGCATGGTAACGGGGGTAATCTATGCCTATGCCGCAAGCCACTTCTAATACGCTTGTAAATTTGGAGGCTGTGATTAAATCAAATATTCTCTGTCGTCCGGGGTGTGCGAGTTCGTTGGGTTCATGTTGCCAATCTTTAGGCGCTACGGGGATGCTTTGCCATTGGCTAAAATAATCCAAACTTGTTACTCCGTAAAAGCTTTAATTCGAATTGTTTTTCTCTGCATCCGCTGCTTTAATGTGCGGGGATCTTGCCACTGGACACATTGCCCATTCAAGGTGGCGATTTTGCCTTTGTAGAGGCATTCACGGTTTAGTTTATGCCCAGATTTTGTTGAGGGGTCAGGTTTGAAGTCGAAGAGGTTGCAGGTTGGGCATGTTTTACTGTTTTGCGATATTTGCGGCTGCATTGTGTTCATTCCATAATTTCTGTATTTTGTTCCCTGTCCAATTAATTGAGGTGGCTATGACGGGTTTGTGGAAAGTTGGGTTAGCATCAGCGCATTTCTGGTTATCTGTTTTGCCTTTGTGTGCCCAGAATGCTACTTGGGGATTAACTCTTATTTGATAAAGGGTGCCGCCGCACATTCTGCAGGGCAAAGTTGTGGGTGTATCGGGGGGCAAGGTTAATTCTTGCATTACCTGTTTATAGCTTCGTTGTTTCATGGTTGTTTGCTCCAGTAATCGCGCCATTCTTTTGAAAATTGGTATTCGTGGACACGGCAGTTTCGGCACATCGCAACTTTATCCCATTGCCCAGACGCATGCAACTCCCGCAATTGACGGAACTTTACACCGTTCCAAATCTCTTCAAGCGACTGCTCTTTCACGTTGCCCAATACATATTCGTCATCGAAGTCTATGCAGCAAGACACAACTGAACCGTCCCAATGAACATTTAACCCCGTCCATAATCTTTGGCAGGGCACCCGTGGGGATGGTTGTCCTAAAAGGGCTGTTTGATCGCCGCCAAAATCAGGTATTGCACCATGGAAAGTGTCAAACTGCACCAACGCCGATTCATCCACATAATGAATTACATCAACATAGCCTTGTTTCTCTGCTAAAATTTCGGGCACATTCAGGATATGCAAAGTTATTTTCGGCTTAGACTTGCCTGCTTGTTGGCGGTAATTATAAAATTTCTGAATATTAGCCACCGTTTTAGCGCGGTCTAATGGAGGCTGCCATTTCGTGTATAACTCTGTGGTGGGTCCATAGAAACTAATATGCAATTCATCTAAGAGACCATAGTCGATGATTGCCTTCACTGTTTCGTCCGGTACATTGCCCATGTTGCTGTAAACAGCGGTTTGGCAGAGGCTATTATTTTGTTTGATGTTTGCTAAAATGTTGGGGAGGCGGGGGTTTATCATGGGTTCTTCATAGAGAAACGGGCACATCGAAGCAGATTTGGGTGCGGCTTCACGGATAACTTTGTTAATGACATTATACGATGCTGTGCCTCGATTGCGTTTCATAGTTTTATGTGGGCACATAAGGCATTGAGCTTGACAGGTTGTTGAAGTTTCAAACTGGGTAAAACTTGGAAAAGGTGGGTTAGCAATAAACTCTTTTGTTATCAATAGACTAACCCCGAAGGATGAAGATGCGGAATATGTAAGTCAGTTAAACAAGCCGTAGAAAAGCCGTAATGCAGGGCTTCAGTCATAAAATAAATATCCTCCGAATTGTAAACGTCTGGTGGCACTGTTCCCCAATCAATCCTTTCCAAAACTTTGCGTTTAATCAAGGCGCATCCGTCGCCGCCAGCAACATCCCAAATTAAACCCCGCTTTTTCCATTGGGGGTCATAACAAATGTTTAACAGTGATGGGCAATTGAGCCATGCCATACGCATTTCTTCGATGACTTCTTTATCTACGGGTGAGCCGTCAGTAAACTTGAGGTTATTTAATTCTTTCTTCAGCCAGAGGAACTTCCAGACAAGCGGATACACCCCGCAAGTGGTATCTTGCCCGGGGCGTTGGTAACATGTTCCCATAGCGACGTCAGCATCCGCTTTTATGAGCCTTCGAATCGCGTCGCGTGGTGGTGGATTATCGCCGCCGAGCAACAAAAAGTATTCAGCGCCGCTATCAAGGAATAAGTCACGGAGCAATGCTTTGTTTTTTAGGATTGGACCGTAGCTTCTGTTTCTTTGCTCATTTGTTAATTTCACGTAATGTATAGTGTTGGTTACGCCTTTACGCCACGCTACAGCCTCAATCAGTTTAGATAAGCGTTGCCTGAACTCATCGTAGTGTGGATCTTCGCATCCTGTGACTGCCCAATGGATTTCTAAATTATCATAGTCTAAGTTAGCGAGAGCCGCAATCATATAGTAAGTACTATATAATTTTGGGTACCCCGTGGGGATGCCAACCATAACTTTAGCGTCTTGCTGTTTAATTTCAGAGTTTCGAGTATCTTTCACAAGCGATGGTTGTTCCATTAAAGAGTCTCCACCAGAGTTTTATTAAACCTGAATCTTTGCATCCGTTGAAATATCTGCACGAGTAACAGTTTACTTGAATGCTATTCGTACTTTGTTGTTCCATTTTCCGTAAGCCTCAACAAACGCGACTGCTTCTCGAATGTTTGTGATGGTGGGTACGCCTGGGCGACCTAAGAGTAGTTGGCGGTAAACGTCGCTTTTATCCTCAGTGAATAAGGGCTTTGCTATCGCTACTTCTACGGGTACTTCAAGAGGTGCTATTACTGTTTCCTCTGTGGTTATCTGTTCTGAATTTCCTTCAATGATGCTGATAATTTTTTTGTGTTTCGCCATTTGTTCCAATCAACCTCAATAATTACTGGTTCTTTATAACTGTAAATTCCGTGGGTATTGCAGAAGGCTTTGCGATGTACAATATCTTCGCCTTCACTGGCTGAGTGTACATCCATGTTTGCAGGGTACCCCCAGTTTATTGTTTGGCTGTCGATGGGGGTTAAGTTGCAGTCAGATGGTTTACTGCCTCGTTCACACCATTGGTGGCAGTTGCATTCAGCTTCAGGCATACCCTGTTGAACTGTTAGAACTTGTCCACATCGGGGGCATTTTACTTTAGCTTCGAATATTCAGTTTAGCCTCCAACTCCTTAATTTTCTGCTTCAATTCTTCAAGCTCCTTCGCCTTACGTTTACGGTAGTTCCGCATCTGAGCCGCTTTGTCTGCCTTATTCTTGTAAGGGGTCACAATATAAGGGTAACGTAACCCCTATTTATGATTATCCTAAGTTTCCGTCAAATTAGTTCTTGATTAAAATTAACCATACTTGGATAATGATCAAGTAACCAGTGGCATGTGCAACAGAGGGAAATTAATAATGTATCATCATCTGGAAATACATGAGCATTTTGCAGCGCAAACGGATTAAGTTCACCGCAAAAAAGACAAACACCTTGTGCTTGAAGATAGCCGCCAAAACGTCTTTTTGTTTTACCATCCCACCTCAAACCGTTATGTCCATAAAGAAAACGTTGTACACGGTCCGTGATTTTTCCTTTTACATAATATTTTTTGTCGTATGCTTTTGCGATGTCAGGATGTTCCTGTCGCCATTTTTGGCGTTTAGCCATAACTTCCTCTCTATGTCTGAGAAAATATGTCTGTTGCCTTTCTATAGCCCGCTTTGGGTCAGCTCGATATAAGTCAGTGTAATATTTTGGGTTTTTCTGTAATTGCTCTTTACGCCAATTTTGAGTTAATTCTGATTTACAGGTTCGGCAATAACTCATTATTCCAAGCTTGTAACGGTTGTCTTTTGGAAAATCATCATAATGCTTGACTTTCTGACAACGCTTGCATAGATATAGCGACATAAAGCATAAGTTACTGTTAACATTATATAAAACTTATGTTTCTGTCATGTCTCGGTAAGGACACCTATTGCCGAATCAACTAATTCGCCAACGCCCATTCTGCCACTCACAACTGCACCGGATAAATCTTTGATTGGGTCACTATAGTTTTCGATGCGTAGCCAATTATTGCGTGCTGTGACGATGCCTACTTCTTTTTCAAGTACGATGGATACGGCGTTTTCCATTTTATTCGATGCCAACGTACCCAATTCGGGGCTGTTTACTAAGACAACATCTAAACCGCCATACCACGCATTATATTGTGGAGTTCGGGGGGCTTGGATGTCGGGGTGCCCGGCTGTGATGGCGAGTGCATCCCACCAAGATTCAGGCAAACAAACCAGTAAGTTAGGTCGGTACATGCCGATTCCTGTAGCTCCCGCTGCAACTTCACGGACACAAGCCGAAAGATGTGTGGGGGTTGTGGTGTCTGCGCCTGCAGCTTCAGTTGTTTTTGTGCCATATCCTGTGGTGCCTGTGGTGCGTTTGAGGACTGCACAGATTTTATCGTTGCTCTGCTTCGCCATAGCTACGCCTGCACCTGTGATACAGGATTGCATTAATTCGTAACTGTTATCTTCAAACATGTCATTTGAAATCAAGATTGGGGAAGTGTAGCGTTCCATTTTGGCTTCGCCACCGTTAAAGGTGGGTCCACCTGTTGAGCCGCCGCCTAACCCATTACGATGCGCAAGTGCATTTGCGAGGGCGTTTATGTAGATTTTTTCGCCCGCCTGATTACTAATAACATCAGCACTTACAGCGGGTGCTATATCGGCTACGCTCATAGCTTGATACAATTTCATAGAAACATAGCTGGGCACCAAATAATTTGCGCCCTGAGCGCCTAAGGTACCCGTAGCATTTTGGGTTGAATCCAACACTTCTTTAAGTGAAAGGTTGCGGAGGGTTTCCATGATTTCCCGTTGAACACTTCTTTTTTGTCCCATGAAAATGTTGCATTCGTAGGGGTCGAAGTATCCGTGTTTATCCATGTATTCTTCTATGGTTCGGAGTTGGGTTTCGGATTTATTTACACATTCTTGTATACTAAACATATTTTGTTGCGACTCCTTTAACAAGAGTTTTATGCCACAAAACTTAAATTGTGACTGTGAAATGTTAAGTTGGGGTTGTCTCGTTTAGCCGAGATAGCAAACAGTTAACGTTAGTTTGCGATTAAGCCATCAACCAGTTAGGTTCGACCTGACAAAAGCCGTCGAATAATTGCGTGTGGCAAAAAACCAATCCCACTATTTTTGTTATTAAGATGTTTCCACAAAAAAACTATGTGGATTTTAAAGAACACAAATTTGAAGGAACTTTTAAGCGTAGCTTGCAACGCAAACCGCATCTGCATAAGCTACCATATGGCCCTGCCGTGCGGAAACGACTGCGCCAACCAAGTCTTTGATTGGGTCGCTGTAATTCTCGATTTTTAGCCAACGTTTGCGGATGGTTTGGATGCCGTATTGTTTGTTCATTACGAGTGCGTGCCAATGGGTGCTGTAGAGTCCTGATTGCCATGAAAGTGCGGCTGGTGTATCGCTTGTGGTCATGTGGCTTGTGCCGATGATGTCTATGCCGTTCATGTTTGCGATTGGGTTAGTGTTGAAATTGATTTTGGTTGCTTGATCCAGTGGCATTGGGTACCCTGCTTGTCCGATAAAGAGGCTTGCGGGTGCTTCGGGTGCTACGACGGCGACGTTTGATTTGAAGCCGTCAGTGTTGTTTTGTCCCCAACCATAAGCGATGTCGCTCCAATCCAATGTGGTTGCTCCGCCTGTGTTGAAAGCGTTGTATGCACCTTCAATGCGGTAAGTTGTTGCAGAAGCGCGGTGGTCATCCATAATTGGGAACAAACACATTTTAGTGCTAAATTCACCCATGCGTTTGCCAGCGATACTAATGTGTGAAGCCATGACGTTGAATAGGTTGTCTTCGAGCATTTCGTTGGTGCATCCGATGTTCATGGTGAAAGTTTTCGGTTTAATCGTCTGTTGCGCTGTGGTGATTGCTTTGTATGGTGCTTCGCCGCCACTTGAGGTAAAGCCTGGTTTGAATTTGTCGTCTGCTTCAGCATCGACTTTGAGTTCTGGTCCGGGGCATTCTAGCATGTTGCTGATTTGCGGGGTTATGTCTTCCATACTGGCGTTTTCGAAGAGTGCTGTATAGATTACGTCTGGGAGTAGGTAGTTGAAGCCTTGAGCGCCAACAGTGCCCGTGGTGAGTGATCCGCTGTGTACGATGAATTCTTTAAGCGCATTTTCTTTGCTTAAGCCTCTTTCAACTGCTGCGGCAGCTAACATGTAGGGCAATGGTATGGCTTTGAGGGTTTCAAAAATTTGTTTCCGGTCATCGCCGCCTAAGCCTGTGTAGATGCTTTGTTCCTGTGGATGGAAACCGCCATGTGTACGATCCATTTCTGCTTCTATGAGTTTACGGTTTTCTTTAGTTTTCTCTAAAATTTCGCTAAGATTAAACATATCCGCGGTCTCCTATGCTGTCCGTCCGATTAGGACTAAGATTTCGTCGCCGGGGGTAGCTCCATCTTGAATGGCCATGCCCAGTTTAAATCTGGTTCCTGTGCCGTTGTCGCCAACAAATACCGGTACTGCGTTGCCTGTTGCGAGATTTGGAATTGGCTGTACTTGGCCGTAAGTGATGGTTGTGCCTGCTGTTGCGCATGCCTCCACGATTTGCCCTGCGGTTACTGTTACGTGTGCAACCATTTTCATAACGCCTGCAAAACACGCGGGGATTTGGTCGCCTGTAACGCCGCTTTTCATAGCGACTGCTGGGGCGTCACCGTCGGCTGCGCCTCCTGCGTTCATTACAACTTTGTTTGCTGCACTGGTGCCCCATGTTAATGGTTCGCCTGCTACGACTGCGGTGCCTAATTCTACGAAGCCGAGGATTTGTCCTTGGCATATGTATCCTTCTTGTGTATCCCACATATCTACCATATTTTTTTCCTCCTATGAGAAAATTTGTTTTTTGATTTACCCCGTTAAGGGTGTAACATAAGTTACTATAAATTGCGAGAAAAATTATTTAAAAAACTGTTAGAGTTTACGATTTACATCGTATGGATTAAAACTGCTTGCAGAACCCGAAGATACAGATTCCTTCACTACTGCCTTCGCTTTTCCCTTAAACTCTGGCTGTTGCTTATCCTGCAAATTCTGCACTTCCGTCAAAGTTTTAGCGACGGCGGTTTCTGCAAGTTGTGCCTTCTCTTTTTCTTTTTCAACCGCCAACTTTAACCCGCTGATTTCCAAAGCCGTATTAGCTTCCAGTGGCTTCCAATATTCTTTAATGTCTTTTTCGTATGCTGCGAGGTTTAATTCGTAGATTTCTTTAACTTTTTTATTCTCAGTTGCTTGGGCTTCGAGGGTTTCTTTTAATGATTTGTTTTCTGTTTCAACCGCAATAAGCTTAGTATTTGTAGCTTCAACTTTTTGTGTTAAAACCCCTAGGGTTTCTGTGACAGATTTGCTTAAGCCTTCCAACCCTGTTTTTAGGGCTGAATCATCGTAGGGTTTGATAGCGGCAATAGTTTCTTTCAATGGTGCATCATTATAGGGTTTAATGGATGCAATTGATTCAGTGCGTTTCTGTGTTTCAATCTCTATTAATCCCTGCAAAGTTGCAAGATTGCCCTTCCAAGATACATCGTCTTTTGGTAGGTTGCTGATTGTTTCTGTTAGCTTCTTAGTGTCTGTAACGAAGGTTTCTTGTAGTTTAGTTATTGATTCTTTCCATGATACGTCGTCTTGGGGCAGGTTTTGAATTGTTTCGGTTAATTCCTTAGATTTTTGGTTAAAAGTTTCCTGTAGTTCCGTGATTTTTTGGTTCCAAGACAAATCATCCGTAGGCAACGCTTTGAGGGCTTCAGTTAATTTTGCTGTTTCAACCACCAAAGATTCTTTCACGGACGCAATCTGAGTTATCCATGCAGTGTTATCTTCGGGATATTTCAAGCCGTTCAATGCTTCCGTGATTTCGTTCACTTTCCCGGTTACTTGCTGCATATACTCTTTAACAGCGCAATCTTTTTCGTATTCTGCCATGCATTCCTCTTTAGATTTGCCCGAATTCATGCAGGCGTCGATGCTGAATTTAGTGGCTTCTTTAACTGTTAATTTTTCGATGGATTTCAACACGGCTTTAGTTTCTTTCACTGGTTCCTCTTTCTTCGGAGGGGTAGATTCTTCTTTTTTCATTAATCGCATGCATTCTTCGCGGGTGTTGCCGTCTTTCATACACGCATCCATATCGGAGTAAACTTTGGGTTTAGGTGCTTCAACTTCTTTAATTGGCGCTTGTTCTCTTACACTATAAGGAAGCCCCGTAGTTGGAGCTTCGGTTTTAGTTTGTGGATTCATTTTTTCTTTCTCCATAGCAACTTTAACAACATTTTCTAACAACATGAATAAACCATTATGGGGGGCAGTTTCCATAACTTCCAACGTGTTCCCAATAACCCCCGGCGATTCTTTTCCAGTGACGATTGATAAAGCGCGTCCCCGTATTCCATGGGGTTCCAAGGGTAAATCGTGGATGTGTTCGACTTCAACCATATGTTTATGCCAAGCCGTTTCGGTTAAAAATTCTGTTTTGCATTTAGTGCAAGCTATTTTAAGATAATCCGCTTCGACGGACACACCAGAAATCTGTGAAGCTTTAGGGTTTTTAGCATACACCCTTAATTCGGCTACCATGGCGGGGTTCCAAACTTCAGCCACATACTCCATACTGCCGTCGTCGTATTCCATCCAGTTTACTTTGCCTAGTTGGTTTTTTTTATCCATCCAGTTTTTATGGTTCTCTGTGATGGGTACGTCGATGAAGGTGCGGGCGGCTTTGCGAAGTTCCTCGTCCACATATTTCTTGTTGTTGCGGCTGACGGTTTCGCGGGGGATGGCTTTGCCTCGGATTTTAACGGTTTTTCCATCGGTGGGGGTAACGGCTAATTCTGGGATTAACCATTTGTAGGATTCGATTAAACTCAATGTAGTTATGCCTCTGTTTGGTGTTGTTTTTGTTTAAACTCTAAATAAGTTAAAACTGCTTCTAAGACGGCTCTTTGATGTGCAAATGTGGCGCGTTGTTTCATCCATACACGGCGATTCGTGCTTGATTTAGCGGTTGATGTAGGGTGCCTGCCATCCCACCAGATGCCTGCCCGCCAAACGCCGTCTGCCCAGATTTGTTCGACCATAAAGTTTTCACTACAGTAAATTAATTATTTTTTAATCGCTTACAAATGAACAAACTAAGATACTGGAATGCCGTTTATTTTGCTGACTGAATTTTTAGGCACTCCGTTAACGCTTCGGGTTCCGTTTAGGCTTGGCTGAATAACATATAAGTCAACAGGTGAACCGCCTAAGATTACATCGTATTGGTATTGAAGGACAAAAGCATCTGCAATCACAGTATCTTCCGTAAGAGTTGCTTTAGCTGTTTCGTTGCCGTTTAGAAAATAATCAAACCAAGCTACCTCGTAGACTTCTGCATTAGCATTGTAAGCATCGTGATTCATGCCTGAAATATCAACAAGTAAACGGCCACTTTGCATTTCATTATAGTACGATAAACCATGACTGTAAGGGGCGGTTCCGTCAATACTGCCTGAAACTATCAAAACAGGCACATCATTCACAGAAGATACGCCTGCAACATAGTAGGGGCATTGAGCAACGATAACACGAACATAACTGTTATCGAGTCCTAAAACTGATGCGCCGCCGCCTGAGAAACCCCAAACACCGATTCTGCTTTCATTAATAGTTATGGGGAAAGCGGCTTCGTTTAAAGCAAACGAGATTAGGTAGTTTAAGTTAGCGCGGCATTGAGGAATATATTGAGTAGCTATGTTTTGTATCATTGAAGCGTTTGTTGTGAATGCTAAAGTTGCGAAGCCGTAAGTAGCTATGCTGGCTGCTGTGTCATTTATGAATTTATAATCGCCAGCTATCCCGCTTGCCATAATTATTAATGGAAAGTTTGTTCCTGTTGAAGGATAGAATAGTTGATAGGGTATGTTTTGATATGTTGATATTTCATTATCAGTTGCAACCAGTAGCGGTGTTATAATTTCATCGGTGTTTAATGGCAAATCAGCTTCAACTTCATTTTGAACAGTTATTTCGCCAGATAAACTCTCAATATCCGCAAACTTTTCTAAGTTTGGAGGCGGCGTTACATTTGGCTGATATGTTCCATTAAGTGACGATACTGTTTCGTTAACGACGGTGGATGATTGGTAAGCCATTGCTGACGAAATCAATAGAAAAGAAATAATAAAAAGCATCGGCAAACCCAATGCTATTTTCAAAGTTTTCTTAACCATTTACATCCACTCACTCTAAAGTTACCCATTCAAGGGAGGGATTGAAATATATTGTTGTCGCATTAACCGCATAGCCCACTAATTGTATAGAGTTGCCGCCAGCGTTAGGATAAGCCTGTGTTAATCCACCCGCAACATCATCAACATATAATGGTTGCCCAATGCCTGTCCAACTCCAAGAAGCAGAAGTGAAGTAGCCTTCTTTTAAGCATAAACAGGGAGTTGAAGCTGAAGCGGTTTGGGCAGCTAACAATATAGCGGGTGTTCTTAAAGTGGACGTGCTGGTTATTACAGTGGCGTATAACGATATTTGTGTTGCATATTGATAATCGGGTACTCCTAAAGATGCGGGAACATTCGGATATGTAACATTGAAGCATTGCAGTTGATTCGCTGAACCAGCAATATATTTGTGTGTCAATGTCGTATTTGCGATAGTGCCTAACTTGTAGACGTTGCCAGCAACTACAGGAACGTTAGATACATCGAAGTTAACCCATGCCAAAGTTGTACTGATAGTAGCTATGGAAGAATTGAATAATGAGTTGCCAGCGTTATCGTAAATCACTGCCATAACCGTTGCCGCAGTTGAAGCGCCTGACATATAGAAAGACAGTTTTGAAATAACGCCATTATCGGCACAAGTAAAACTGGTTACACTAAACAGGGCGTTATTAAATTGTGAAGTTCCAACGCTACTATAACCAAAAGTTGCGGCACTATCTGGCGCGGCATTTGCTTTAAAATAGCCTGTGCTATTCAAGAATAAAGTGTTTCCAGCAATTACCGATTCGCTGACGGTTTGAGAGTTGTAAACGGTTGTTTTTCCCAAATAAGTTTCGTCAACTTCAACGTTTGCGAGGGAACGAATAGTTTTATCCCATGTGCACTCTTTAGTAATTATTTTGCCGCCGTTAGTTAATGATTGCATACAACGTTCTTCAGTGTAAGTTTGATTGGTTGATGTAAAAGCGATGCGACCTTTTCCATCTTCTGCGGTGTATAATCCGTTATTAACGCCTGAACCCACGCTAACAGTCCATGGAGAACCCGCCGAATCAAGTGGGTTAATGTAAACGTAGCTTTCATCCTCGTAATTGCAGATTACTTTAACATCTTCCGGAATACTAGCCATTAATGCATTGTCGAAAGCTACTTGATTAAGCAGTAACGCGCCTGCCGTCATAAAGCTTAGTGCATACTCGATTGTAGCGGTAGAGTTAACGGTGGACCATGCAGTAACCCAGCGAGCTGAAGAAGCGTTATAGACGCCATACCATAAACTAACGCTGCCTTGGCGTGAATCAACAATATAGTTGGCGCTCTGTGCATACCCCCAACCGACTGGGTCTAAGGGTTCAGCTTCAGGATCATCAATAGGCGGATTCGTCGGGTCTGTAGTGGGGTCTGGGTGGTCTGTGGGTGCAGGGGAATCTTCATCAAAAGGTGTTTTATCAATAGGTGCCGGAGTTGCGGAGGGATTAGGAGCAAAAATTGTTGGTGCAGTGAATCCGTTATCTGTAAAGCCTCCGCCCCACGCATAAATACCTACACCGCTTGATGCAATTAAACCCACTAAGACTACGGCAAATAATTTATTTCGGTTGCTGCCGCTGTTAGTGCTTCCGCTTGTTTTTGGTTGTGTTAAAATACCTGACATAAAATTGTGCCTCTTTTTTAATAGTATAGTATAACTTTAATCATGTAACCGCCCGCTAATGGGGGGTTAGCTACATACACATCAACAATAGAAGCGGAAATGGTGTTCATGTCATACCAGCATCTGCCCACATCATCCACGGGTGCAAGAACCACAGCGGTTGGAACGGACCCTAAATTATGGGTAACCGTCACATGATCTTGGTTTTCGGGCACTACTGCTTCAAACATTTGAACACGTAGCAACGCCCGTACAGCTGTCACTATAGCTTCGTAATCAGCGAGTTCACCGAAGGGTGTTTCTGCGGGGATATGACGGGGATAAGTAACTGACATGTTTTTGTTTCCTATAATTTGCTTATTTTATCTTTAGTTAACGCGATTAATTCTGCTTCGCTGTCAGCATTCGCCCCGATTTTGTCTAGTACTCCGCCATATTTTTGCGTGAAATTAGCTAAGTCTTGTTGCATGGCAGCTAAGATTTTGATGCTATCTAACTTGTCTAGTGCATCAGTTGAGGGTTTGGCGGTTTCTTTGGTTTGCAGTTTATGCTGAACCGTTTTCATATCCGCTTCTAATTTATTCAGCGTTGATGCTGGATGCAGGTTTAAACTTGGATGATCCATACTTTTCTAAATCTCCGGGTTATCAATCTTTAACTCTTCAGGTTCTTCCCCAAATATGGTGGATGCGTTGAAGCCTTCACGCCACAAATAACATTTGCATGTATCCATTTTGCCCCAAAGGGTAGCGTGATAATTAACGTAAATTTGGAACTCATCAACTACAATCATGTCAGGAAATATTGTTCGTATCGCACTGCCTAGAAAGTCGCGTCCGTTGAATGCGTCGCAGTATTCGCATCGGTGTTCAGGTGTGCCCTCTGATTTGTAATGCCATAATGTCATAGAACTGAACAAGCCTTTGCCCTGCAATTCGGGGGATAACCGTTTTTTTGCTTCTTGTACTGCATGGACGGCTTCGACTGCGGCTAACATGTTTGATCAATCGTCAACGCAGCTAACCTTTGTTCTGCTTGTTCATAAGAAATATTCCAACAGCGTGCATAAGCGGTGATTTCTTCTTCTGTGAAGTCTTGGCGTACATATTTTAAATCAGTCATGTTTATGCGCTTCTGGTTCTACGTTGAATAATTCGGTTACTTGATAGCTTTTACCCTTCACTTTCTCTTCAGGGGGGTTAACGTCTTTTGGCGCTGCCTCTTTTTTAGCTTGCAACTGCTTATCAAACTGTTCCTGTTGCTTTTGCTCTAACTCCGTCCAGTAAGCATCGTCATATTCTAACCCTAAATGGTCGCATGCTTGCAGAGGCGTTTGAATCTTAGCCGAAACAAGACTAGTCCAATACTGTGCTTCTTCTGCTTTGTTAGTGTCAGGGGATTCAAACAAGATTTCTGGGCAGCTTTTGCGGCTAAACCCTGTGGTTTCTAACCATGGTTTTAAGATGCCATCTTGGAAATATTCAGATAAACGCCATTGTATTGGTTGCCCCAAAGTGGTCATTACATGTTTGCGTAGTTCTTTCGCAGAGGCTTCAGTAGCATTATACAGTTGCGATACTCCGGGGACCATTACGGCGTCGTTAATGTTAGTCTTCATCAACTCACACAAAACAGCCAATTCACGGATAGGTGCTGAACCTGTGCCGCCTACCTTAATATCTACGGGCATGTTACGAGTGGCTAGACCTTCGCCTGGTTTACGGTTGCGCCATTCATTACGTGCTGCTATGTAATCTTCATCAGAAACCATTGCGCTGTTAGCAGTGCCATCGCCTAACATTAGGACTTCGTAGGGCCACGCTTGCTTCTCACTGTAATCTTTGCTGGATTCTTCCATGGATACAAGCATTTCGCTTTCTGTTTCCGTGCCTGTTAGTAAGCTGGGCGCAAAGGGCCAAGTCGAAGTAGTCTCACCCAAAAAAGGAATCAAAACTAATTCGTCGCTGTTCCACCGTGCCACTTCATTGTTATTAACAACTTGACGCCACGCAACTATTTGCCCTTGATCGTCAGCTTCAGCGGGTTCAATACATTCCTGCAAGGGTGGAATGCGGAAACTGAACACTGGGTCTTTAGATATTTCCCAGAAGCATCCGCCATATTTAGCCATGCGGAAAGCTGTTTCATAGAATTTAGAGACTACTTTTTGGTCACGCTTAAATTTGTCAACACGATACACCGCTTCTTCAGCTAACGCATAAGTTTCATCTTGCCTATTAACGGCTGGTTTAAAGAATAATCCTTGGGCAGTCACTAATCCGGCGAGTGTGAATAAGCTCATTTTTAAGAGTGGGTACTGTTCGCACATTTGATCGTAATGTTCACAGCGGGTTTTCCAACTGTTTTCTCCTAGGTTGAAGGTTTTGCGTTTTGGTTTGCCGGAGGCTGCTTTGTCAAAGTTTGCTTTGTATTTTTCGCTTGCTGTGAAATGTATGTGGGGAGAGTTGCGGCTGTCTTCCCGTAGGATTCTGGGTAATTGTAATTTGTATTTCATTTTGTCACCGTCTACTTGAACCAAGGAAACTTATACTTGCTTTAGGGCTTGAACCCACAATCTTAGACACAACCAACTCGACACAATCAACTGCATCATCGTGTTGCCCTCGGGGGAACTGTACCCACTGAGTCCAAAACTCACCCTTGTTTAATAGGAGAGGATTTACGAGGACTCTTTTAGATTCGAAGTGGCTGCTCATTGGAATAAACCGTTCTTCCTTATTTTTAACGGTATTAACGGGCACTATGGGTAATCCTTGGAGTTCCGGCATTTTTGTGAGTAGTTTCTGCCAAAAGTTAGTTTCCATATAAATCTTGGCTGGATGATATTGCTGTATTAGTTGGGGTAATTTCTCTTTTAGTATTGTTGGGAAGGGCATGTGTTCAGCCCAAACATCTTCTAGGTAGCATTGTTGGGTTTGTGTGTCTTGTGCTAATATGGCTACTCCGAAAAAGTCTGATTCCCCTAGTGATGGGTCGATGCCGAAGTAGTATCGACTTGTTACGGGCGGTCGGTGTTCCCATGGAACCAGCCATTTAGCTTTCAGTAAACTGCCTTCCATACTGGTGGGATCATTTTGGTATTGGCAATCAAAAACTATAGACCCAATTTCTTGGCGTCTTTCTTCAAGTTTCTGTAAGCTCCAATATTCAGGCCACAAGACTGAACCATCTTTCTGGATAGCCTGTTTAAGACTAACTGAATATTTGCGGTTGGGTTTCATTAACTCCGCATACAAATCAGCATAGTGCCATCTTGTGCCGATGGTGATGTCTCCGCCCCATGGGTATAATGTGGGCATTAATACTTTATCATGCCAAGCGACTACTTTTTCAAACTGTAGGGGGGTTCGGACGTTTTCTTCATCGATTAAGTCGTCTTTAATAATTAAGTCGCTACGTCCACCTGTGATGGGTCCAGCTAATCCCGTGGCTTTTATTGTGGGATTCTTAGAGATTTCGCTGCGGTTAACGATGATTTCTTGAGTAGTCCACTTAACCGGGCGTTTAGGCTTCAACTCACCGAAAATACGGATAAATTTCTCGTCATACTCAAATCGTGTCATTAATGCTAAGAGTATGTTTTCTGCGAGGCTACTTGTTTTAGTGACTATGTTAATGTGTATGTCCGGGTAGTTTCCCACAAGCCAAGATGTATAATTAAAACTGGTGCACTCGCTTTTGCCGTGACCGCGAGGCCATAACTGCAGCTTCCGTTTTTCTCTGTTGGGATATATTTTAAGGGGGCTGAATTTGTTTTCGAGGTAATTGTACCATTCAACGTGAAAGTTGCCGTTGTCATAGCCGAGTTCCTCAGTGAAGGCTGATAGGTTCAGGCGGGCTGCTTCGTCGATTAAGGATTGCTCGTCTAGCTGCAATGATTGCATTCTTGTCCTCTTCAGTATAATTTAAATTATAAGTAACAGTTTTGGATTCGATACTTTGCTCTTTAACTTCGAGCTTCTTAGATTCACCAGCTAAAACTATACCCACTTCGATAGTCGTGCTAAGTTTTCCTAACGCTGCTTTTTTAGTTAAATTAGCAAGGCAGATGTTACGGAGTATTTGGGTGCCGCCTGGATTTAACTCTGCATCTTCCTGTGCTATCTCGTTTAAGTATCTTCTTACTTGGCGGTCTTTTATGTCTAAAGATGTGGCGATTTCGTCTCTGTCAAAGTTTCCTTCTTTTAGGGCGTCTTTGATGAATTGTATTTTTGCGGTTTTGGTCAGCTTGGACAGTTTGGGCAGTGTTTTGATTTGTTGCATGGATGATTCGCCTGTATGTTCTATGTTGTATCTGTGTGCCAACAATACTTTATAACGCAAAGTTGGTTAATTCTTGTTGTCTAGACAAGTTTTTGGGCACTTAAACCGTTACCCACAAAGACCCCCTATAAGGCGAGTGGCTATAACGGTTCGCCCACATTTTATTCATCGTGGTCTTGCGCTTTCTGATACGCATAAATCAAGCCCAATATGGGTATGAGTAAAATTATGTATGCACTCATTTGTGATCTCTTTTTAAGTGTAACTGTAACTCTGTGGGGTTAGTGAACCAGCATGTACAGTTTTTAGCTGGGCATAAGAGGAATGGTTTAATGGTGTTTGCCTCTGTGAAACTCATCTAAGTCACTGAGTAAATCTGGGTAGTCTATGCCCCAAACTGGGGGATAATCTGTTTTGATAGCAACGAAAAGAGTATAGCCCTTATCTGTTTTCTCCGGGCTTTGATAGATCCACCAACCATTGTAATAGTTGGGTTTACCGACTGATTCCATGTTAAGTCACTTGTTAAGTTAATTTAAGACTGAAATCAGTTTATCATTCTGCCAAGTCAAAACTGACCACTCCGTTAGTTTGCAGTTGTTACGGTGGGTTGTGCGCCTCAATCTAAACCGAGAGCATAAATTAGCGTAAGTCGAGTCGGGGTTTGCTGAGTTGCCACAAACGCCACCAATAACTAAGATTGTTTATGGGTTGCGCCAATTAAAACGGCGGAAAAAAACATTGCTTCAAACATTACAGTCACTTTATGTGGTTGGCGAAGGCGTCATATATTGGCTTGTGCAAGTTACCGTAAAGTTGCCGGAAATGTTAGATAAGCTAAGTAACGCGGTTGTTACGGGGATTGAGCCGTCAGTAAATTCCCAACCGTTCAACACATAATCAGTTGCGAATGTTGGAGTGAATTTGATGTCGTCGCCTGGGGTGCAAGTGTAGCTTGTGGGGAAACTGTCTATTGTGTAGGGGGCGCGGTTGTTAACAGATATAGCGATTGATTCAACGTTGCTGTCTGCGTTTATTGTGAAAGATATGCTGTTTGGGGTGGGGGTTGCGGATGGATCGGGGGTTGGGGTTGCTGTTATGGTGTTGTTGGAGGCTAATAGTTGCCAAGTGTATGATCCCGCTGTTGTTGGTGTGTATTGGTAGGTTAATGCGGCTGATTTGTAAGTATTCGGGGGTAACTGAGTATTATTGTATTCCCATGTACTTGCGGTTCCGGGTGGTTCGGTAGTTAAGAGTGTGATAGTATAGGTTTGGGTGCCTGTGTTTGCTACGGTAAAGTTTCGGGTATAAGTGTAGCCTGAAGTGATTTGTCCCCAATCGTAAGCGTTTGTTTGGGTGTAATCAGCGGTTTGTGCGGTGCTGTCGATGTAGACGGTTACGCCTGTTTGGGGTGCTGCGGGGTTTGATCCGAGGGAAAAAGCTACTCCGGCAATTACTATTACAGCGATAACGATTACTACGAGGAATAATTTAGTGTTCATTTCTTTTTTTCACCCCCACTTTTATGCTTTCGAATGTACTTGAAATAAACGAAGCCAAGTAGTGTAAAAAAACCGATTGTTACCAATGCTGCCAAGGGATTTGCAGAGGCAATTTTCAGTAACCCAGTTCCAAGTTGTTGATATAGGGTTGTGTGGTAGCCGATTAAGAGTAATAGTACGCCTGCGCCCATTCCGGCAAAGAAGGCTTCGGCTAAATGTTTTGCGAAGGTTGAATAATCTTCGGTTACTTCTCCGGTATTCGGCATTTTAAATCACGTTTGTTATTGTTTTTTCTATAATTTTGTATTTTTCGCCGTTGACTTCGAGGATTTGACCGCCGCTTTTACTCCATAAACTCTCAGCCATCTGTGTGGGTGTTTTGGATAATTGCTCGTTTTGGGCGGTTAACTGTTTAATTTTAGTTTCTAAGCTTTCGTTTTTGCCTGTTAAGTCGCCAAGTTGTTTCTTCAGGTCGCTTGCGGTGGTATCGTTTTTTAGTGTTGTAACTTCTTTTTTTAAGCCGTCTATGGTGCCTTTGGCTTTTGTTTCGCTTAGGGCTGCGAGTTCTTGCTGTGACTCTAACTCTTTCTTTAACTTCTGTTTATCTAGATAGGATTTAATGTAAGCGTAGCCGAGGGGTACAGCGGTTACTGCGACACCTGCGATTGCTGCCCAGTTGTCAGTTACAAGTTTAGAGACGCTTGAGAGGTCTATGTTGTTTAGGTGTAGGCTTGCGATTAAACTGTCTATGGTGATTTTTACGGGTCCCGTAGGCCATAAGAAATATAATGCGACTACAGCGATGATTAAGATGATTACTGCGTAGAATGCTACGCCTTTCCAGTTAACTTTTTTATCACTCACAGGTTACCCCTTCAAACAGTTAATGCGTTAAAGTTATCTGGAAACACTTCTAATTCACCCAAGTAAGCTTGGTTGAAAGCTTCAAAAGGGTTCTTTCCACTTTGAACATACGTAAAAAACTCGTGGATGTTAACTAGAAAAGTTTGGTTCTGCACCCAGGTACGTCCACCATGTTTAGGGTCTTTGTCGGCTACGTCAATAATTATGGGGTAAGCGATTGTTTGTTCTGTTTTAAACCATAAATATTGGTGGCTATCGGTAGGTTTTAGTATTCGGATTTTTTCTTGGTTCTGCAATGTTAAAAGGTTATTGACGCCTGCGGTTTTGATTTTGTCTATTTTGCCGTCTTTTGTTTGCATCCCATAGAGTATGCGCTCGATTTTCATGTTAACCAAAACTGCCTATGTAGTTGATTAAGTCGATATAGTCGGGTTCTGAGAAGTCAGGTTTAAATCGTATGTAGTTGCGTTCGTTTTCGTTGATTTTGATTTTAGGTTTAGTTGTACCGGGCCAATATAGGATGTTTTTTTCTTCATCGCGGGCTAAGGTGAACCAGCTGCGGAAGAATCGGACGTAGTTTTTGTCGCGTAAGGGTTTTAGTAGCATGGCTAACATGGGGAAGCCGTTGTCTATGAATCGTTGTAATCCGTTTTCGCCGTCGTAAGCGTCCATTTGGAGGTCTTTGCAGACTGTTTGTACTTCATCCCATTTGGTTAAGACTACGATGATGTGGGGGTCGGATTTGTTGTTTCTGCGTCGCCACTCGAAAATATTGGTTAAAACGTTGTGCATGTAATTGTCGCTGTCTATGTCTGTGTAGGTTTTGCGGAACATTATAGCATCGTTAGCGTCGAGGGCGATTATGAAGCCTTGGCAATCTCGGACGGTGTCGATTACAACTCGGTTTATGCTGCTTGATCGGCTATTGATTTTTTCGTATGCACTATTACCGCTGCCTGTATCATCTAAGTAATCTGAGACTTCGCCGGCGACATCACAGATTGGAACGTGTACGCCGTTGTTGCTTATCATTCCTTTTTGGCAGATTAATAAACCGGCTTCGGGCGCTTGGGGTGTGGTTGGATCTGTCTTTTCCGGGAATTTGCCGATGCGTAGATTATTGGCGTCTATGCCTATGTTGCTATGTGAGCCTAAGACTCGGGCGTAAAAATTGGCTTGTGTAGCTGATTGATCAGTGCAAGTGAAAACTATAGCGGCGCATAAAGTGGATTTACCTGCAGATACGGGACCGAGTAAGCCGAAGCGTGTTTTAAATTTGTAGTTTTTGCGGTAGTCACCCATCATGTCTACGTCTTTAACGCCGGCAATGTCCCTTGTGACTTTTGGGACTAGCTGCATAGCTTTTTTAAAAATTTGGCTCATTTATCCTCACTGCTTTGCTGGTGTTATGTTGGAGCGTTCGGGTTCTTCGGGTTCTCTTTTCATTGAGTTATCGTAGTTGCTTGCGGGGCTGGGTGCTGTTGACCCTGTTATTTTGTAGGGGATGTCGAAATGCCAAACTGAATAAGCTACTAGTAGTGGAATTATTGCGAAGCTTATGATGTAGAATACTAGTAGTGTGGGCCAACCGCCGACTGATGCCCAACTTAGTGGGCTGACAAGTAACTTGTAGAAGCCTGCTGCGAATGGTCCACCGATTCCGGATAGTGCGGTGCCCCATCCCATGAAGTTCATGGCGATTAATACGGCGATGATTGCGATTATAACGAATATTGTGATTATGGCGATGAATACTTTATTTGATATATTTACCATTATTTTGTCACCTCTGTTCTTTTGCGGTTCTTACCCCGGTTTCCTTTTTTCTCGGGGTGATTGTTTCGTGCATCAAAGAAACTTTGAATTTGCTCAAAGTAAACAGGCTCTTTACTGAGTCCGTTTAGACAGGGGTCTGACACTGTTTCTCATTCTTCCTCTTAGAATTTTGGATTACTTTTTAGATTACTGTGAATTTATCTATCTAATTGTTCCTTCGATTACTAATCCCTGTGCAGCTTGGGCTAAAACTTCTGAGCCTGTTAATATGCTGCCATAAAACTGTGGGTTAACTGTTCTGAACTGGAAACCGCCTTCGCTAAATTCCGTTAAGTGATTAATCAAATGTTGAGGCGTAAGTTTGTACGCTTCATCGGTGTCTTCAATGTTTAGGGTGCTGCTGTAACTGTTTGCGTTGATGAATTGTTTAGCTTCATATTTTAAAGCTTTTTTATCGTTTTGTTTCTTCTGTCCTTGTGGGCTTCTTTTATGGGTCATAGTATCGTCTCTGTTTTTTTGATGAAGTTGGGCTAATAGGTCACGCTTAGTTCTGTTTAAGGCGACCCAAAGCCATACAAAGGGGCTTGGCTGGAGAGACATTAGCGGTTGCCCGCCTCTGCCTTGAAAGTATTAAGCAATTAATACCTATATATATTTTTCCACTATAACCTATACTGTATTAACAAAAAATACGTGTATATACAAAAAAGTAAAGGGTAATACTTATTCTGGTTTTCTTGCCGGTTTTGGTGGATGGTACTCTTTGCAGGGGTTTTTGCAGGTTAGGCAATCCTCAATTTGAAAGGTAGCCATATTATCACAACTCACAGCTTCAAACAGGCTAAGATTGCGTAAGGCTTTGGTTTTGTTGATTGCTGCTTGTTGGCGGCTAAAAACGTCACTCACACTATTTTTCTCCTAGAAACTCTTCAATCTTAACCAAAATCCCATCCAACCCCTTCTTAGATAACGGGGGATCATAGGGCAACCGCAACACATCCCAGCCTTTGCATTCTAAGAGGCTGTCGATTTCTGTGTCGCGCTCTATCGCTCGGTCTGTGCCATGCACTTGAATACCGTCTAGATAGACAAGTTTGTGTTTTTCGGTCCACATAAAATCCGGCACCGTAGATTTCAATATGAGGCGTTCCTGTGTGACCATGCCATGCGTTAAGCCTCTGGTGCTGAGTTGCTGGAACACTTGCAGTTCCGCTTTAGATACGGTGACATGAGGAATAAAACGGCTCATTTCTGTTCATCCTCTTTTTTTGTCTTAGCTCTCATCATTAACCCCGCAATAGTTGCGTTCATGCCTCTTCCAACTGTACCAATAAGAGCTACTTTGGGGGCAGGTATAGTGAATAATGGTTTGCTGTCTGTCATGTATGTTTTGAGAAATTCTTTTTGTTCAGGGGTTAAAACATCATAGTTGGCGTCTGAAAGCATGGCGGCAGATATTACGAGGCTGTGGTGCAGGGGGGCGTGTCCTGTTTTGTTTTGGTGTTTGAGCGCCCAGCTATATCTTTTGTATGTTTTGTTACAAGTTGGGCAGGTATATATCATAGCTGTTTTTCCTCTTTCAATTTAGGGAACCATGGATTTAAAGCGCATTTTGTGTTAGAGCATTGACGCTTAAGAGTGGGGCTAACTTCGCAGTTTCCTAAACAGTTAGCTAACATATAGCCAAGCCCTTTGCACTCACATCGGTGAATATTGCGTCCACATTTCCAGCAATCATCAGGCTCTAACTGACTAACTCCACCTAACCCTTTTTCGTGAATTTCAGCGTATTCATCCATGCGTTGAGCGTGAGTAATTATTTGAAGTGCTCGTACAACTTCTTTATCGTTGCTGTGACCGAAAGAATGTCGATAATCGTAAACATAGAAGCTCATTAGTTAATTGCCTCCTTTTAATCCGAGGTCTATGAAGTGGAGTACAGCGTCGTTTTGTGGTGGGATGGGGCGTTGTTTGCTTCGCCAATCTTCTATTTGATTGAGTTGTTCGTCTGTTAGGGTTACTGTCACTCTTTTTGGCATATTATCATCAAAACATCATTGCATATAAGTGGTATATATAATTTTTCGAAGTAGCCACCCCTAAAAACCGTTGATTCACATGGACTTTAATAAGGCAAGATCTTACACCTATCGAATTTAAAGTTCTTTATGCCCGCACCAGGCTTAGGAAACATTAACATCCTCCGCGGACGCTATGTTTTTGCTATCAAATAAAGGACGAAAAGAAGGATTAGAGTTTATTATGTTCAGTACACCAGCAATAGAAAGCATATTGAAGATATTTAGGAACTGATTCAAAGCGTTTCAAGTTGTCGCTATCTAAGTCGAGTTCTTCATCGCCTTTCAGGATTGTTTGTAGAAATTCGGGTACATAAGAATAATTCCAAAAAAACGTTAGTTCTTCGAAATTATCTTTAACCGTTTCAGTGTACAGTTCTTCAAATTTATTCATTCTTTTTTTCCACCCTCCATTTATAATTCTCTTGATTTTCTTCTTTTTTAATAAAATTACAGTTAGCGCAGAGAACTTGATAATTTTTACGTACTTCTTCAAGTGGAGCAACTAATATTTGCTTGTAATATTGCCATGTTCGCATACTGTCGATTTCTTTTCTACCACCTCCATTAATATGGTCAATCTGTAACGCGCGAGTATCAGTAAATCCGCAGCGAATACAATAAACCATGAGGTTTCCATGCGCCTTAGCAATACGTTGGAGAACCCTTTGGCGTGTTTTAGCGGCGTATATTTGACCCATGCGTGGATGTTCGTCTCTGTATTTTTTACCGTAAGCTATTTTTTCTAACCGATGCTCTGCATACTTTCTTTTTCCAGCAGGGCGAGAGCATTTTCGGCATACTGGATATAACCCGTCTTTTGCATTTTTTTTCTGCCAAAAATCAGTTATCGGCAAATCTTTTTGGCAGCTTCTACAATGTTTAAGTTGTGGACTTAGCGTTTATTTTGCCTCCATATCCTGATCAACTCCCAAATAGCATCGTCGTAAGTAACGTTCTGACCTGCATCTGCACTTATGGAACCTTTGATTTTAATTAGCTCGCTCTGAGTGCTTTCTTTTACACGTATGGTTGTAAGCTTCTCTTCTGGTGGCATGTATAGTGACTATAACAGATATAATATTTATGCTTTTTCCATGAGGCCTCATGGAACTATTTAATTCATAAACTATGCCAATATTTTGATAGTTTGATTATAAGGCTTTCCTTTAAAGTCAAGTTTTTTATAGTCCAAACAGCCGTTACATCCTTCGGAGAGACAAAGGTTTGGTTGCTAAACGGTACAGTAAGGGTAAAGCTGAATCTTACCAGTGGGCTATGCAGTATGATAAGGCAGTTAATTATTTAAAGAATCTCAACAGCCAAAAAAACCGGTTAGAAGCAGCTCAAAGAATCTTTCTATATTGTGAATATGCCAAATGCAATCCTGACGAGTTATTATTGAAAAAGTCGGGGTTTGGAGAGACAGAAGCAGAACGCTTACTAGACGGATTCCGCAACTTAGAAGAATATCCCGAGAGCCTAAAATGGGTAACGATTAGTTCAATAAGAGGGTTCTACCGAGTAAACTACCGCGACCTAGCGAAACAAGCTGGAAAGATGGAGTACAACGTCAAAAAAACTTACACCCTCCTAAACGTAGAACAAAAATGCCGCTTATACAAAGCCGCTTACACCCCACGGGACCACGCAATCATCATGTTAGCTTTAACCACCGCAATAGCCAACGATAGTTTTACACATCTTCATTGGAGCCATTTTGAGCCTGAATGGACCAAACAGGATATACCGCATATTTCTTTACCGCCGACTGCGCTTAAAGGTCATGGGAAAGGGAAATACCGTAATGTACGCCAAGAGACTTTTATTACCCCGGAAGCTAAAACGGTGATTCTTGAATATAGGGATTGGTTTAGTAAAACGTTTGAGTATGTTTGGAAACCTGATGATCCCGTGTTTATGGCGATTAAAGGCGGTGTTGATCCCATGGTAGATTTTGGGCGTACTGTTATGCGTATTTCTGACCGATCCGAAGTTAAATTTAGCATACATGATGGTCGCCGTATTGTGCAGACTGCGCTTGAAAGTCACTCGTGCCCGAATAACTGGATTAAAAAGATTAAGGGAAGAAAATGCAGTGGTGAAGAAGCGCCTTATAGCCGTCCTGCGATTGAGAAGTTACGGGAAGCTTATCAGCGTGCGTTGCCTGATTTAGAGTTTTTAGGCACAGGCTACGGAAAAGCAAATGAAAGGTCAGCGGAGGATGAGGAGATTATTTCGAATATTATTGCGGCGGTGAAGGCAGGTAAAATGAAATTCACCCCCTAACTGTACAACATTTACTTTCAGTGTAGTCTCTAGGTGTCTCAACTGACTAAAATTCACAAACGTTAAAAAGACATTCAATATATGAATAATAGAAGAGAGGGATATGGCTGTCCGAATCGCTTAAAAAACTTGATGAAATCAGAGTGCAATTAAAGCTGTTAGCAGCTATTGAATGCGAAGTTTATTCTTCTAAAACTAAACAGGAAGCACTGGATAAGATTAAGGGGAATCAGGAAGTTTTGGAGCTCCTTGAGAACGTAATGCGTGTTCAATGTCGGCGAGAGGTTTCGCAATCTCTAACCCCAATGCTGTCAGGGTAAGGATTCTTTTGTAAGGATGAACTTTTGTGTATTCATCTTTGATTAAGCCGTTACTGATGAGGTAATCCACAGTTTTTTGTATTGTATCGCTTGATGCTACGACGCCTCTGATGACTTCGGATAGGGAGACGCCTTGTTCGCGGTCGCTGTTTTGGTAGATGAAGATTAGAATGCGGATTGAGCCTGTTTTTTCGAGAATGTTTACATTTATGCCCTTGTTATATGTCATTTCTTCAATCCCTAAGTTATAGGATTGATTTAGTATTAAATTTTTGTATCAATTTGTCGTATCAGTTAGCAGTACTATGTTTGAGTACTAATTACCAAAAGTCTTATAAGCGTACCCTCGCTTACTGGTTATCCATACCAATAAGTGATACGGTGTAATGGTATGACAAAAAAAACATTAACCTGCGCCGAAGCAGGCAAAAAAGGCGGCAAATCCTGCCTAAACATCCACGGACCAGAATTTTACAGTGAAATAGGTCGCAAAGGCGGCTTAGTTAAAAAGAAAAAATTGGTAGCGGAGGTCTAACATATGCAATCAGGAGTACGCCCTGTTACACATGAAGATTTCAACCACTACCGAGTAAGAGAACTCAACGAAGAAATTAAAGCTTACCTCGCAGCCGGAGGCAAATTATAATGCAGCAAATAACCCAACGCACACCCACCGACAACTGGAGCTACTGCAACCTAAACCTCAAATGCCCCGCCTACTGGAACCATGATAAATGCGTTACACTGCAACGCGGTAATCAATGCCAAAAAAAGAAAGAGGCTTTCTAAATGGCGCAAATATGCCGTAAACAGCAAATTGTTAACCAATGCCAACCCATCTTAAGCCAATCAGACCATAAACAAACCTGCATCGCCTGCGGTTGCAATATTAAAGCGCATAATCCACTGTGGCGGCAAACCTCGTTAGCGGCTTCTGTGGGCGGCGGAAACGGTTACTTCTCTTCAAAATACACCTGTATAGATTGCCACACATTGGAGGTTAAAGCATGAAACAATTTACACCTTCAGTCGTAGCCCCCCTCGAAACATGGGACAACACAACAGACGCAATTGTTTGGTTAATCGAACAAACCCCCGCTTTCCACGTTGAATGCGCCGAGTTAGCTTTAGAATCCCTCCCCGAACAGTATCATGCAAGCCGTCGATTCGTCACTCCCGAAAATATGTCTGCTGATTTAGAAGGTTGGATAAAGAACAAAGGCAAAGTCCACTACCTCTTTAGCGTTGATTATACAGAAGTCACTGACCCAGAAGCTGACGATAAAGTCGAGGGTTACATTGTCACAGTTGATGTACGATACCTCGGCGAGTTTGGTTCTAAAGCGAAGCGGTTTGCAGTTTACTCTATTGCAGGCTGTGACCGCAGCGACTTCCGATTAGTTTCTGAAAAAGTGGAGGCGCAAGCATGATGTCTAAGAAGCAGCAACGCCTCGCAAACTTAGCCTACAAAGTCGTCGATGGCGAAATCAAATTCGAAGAGTACCGCCGAGCAGAGCAGAAATACATCAAGAAGGCCCAACAATGAGCGTTGAATTTGTTGAACTACAAAATCGCGTCAAAGTCCTCGAAGACCTTGTACAACGCTTAACCCAAGTATTCCTCGCGCCACCCACAACGCCAACCCCGAAGCCCACAATCGCGACAGTCGCAACCTCAAATAATTCAAACCATCAAACCCCACCAAAAGAGAACGGAGCACAATCAGCCGCCAACAGTTTAAAGATTCTACCAATTAGAGAACTGCAAGATGGGATGAAGCGGGTAAACGTCACCGCTAAAATAGTGGAAAAAAGTGACCCCCGAGAAGTACACACAGCCAACGGTCCAAGCGACACCGCAACAGCAATCATAACCGACGACTCAGGCAGCATCAAACTTGTCTTATGGGGAAACCAAATCAGCGCAGTTAACACAAGCGACACTGTAACAATCGAAAACGGTTATATTTCCAACTATAAAGGCGAAATCCAACTTAACATTGGCAAATGGGGTAAACTCTTAGTTAACGGAGCGGTGCCAGCATGAGCCAAAAATCAGAAACAATCGCCACCGCCAACACCGTCTGCGGACAACTATACTTCACCTGTGTAAACTGCAAAAGAATCTTCCGAACACCCGACTACCTAGTCAGCCACCGCTGCAGCCGAGTAGTCAGAGCACGCCGCACAGTCACCGACAAATATCCCAACCTAATCGACTTCACCATCAACCCCACCTTCTACCAACCTATAAAAAACGGAGGCAGAGCAGCACACTACACCCTAAACCGCTGGACCCTCTTCTGGAATATGACAGGCGCACGAAACCACACATACGGACAAGACTGCATAATCTGTGGACATCCAATCCGAAAACATAGAAAAGTACATCGGGTTTGCCCGAAGCATCGCCAACTATATTTGCAAATGGTTAAGCGCGGGGAAATAAAACCCGCTTACTTCTCAAAATTGGGGGCTATTACATGCAGCGTTTAGCCTCTAAACCCCAAAAAGGTCACATTGTAGTCTGCTGCCAGGTTTGCTTTAAAGAAATGCCTACCTCCAAAACTTTGCCAATGGAATTTAACGCAATCTGTGACCTCTGCACCGTTGAAGCTATCGCTGCACATCGGCAAAACAAGAGGAATCAACAATGAATACTTCAGCCTCTGACGAAATCACATACTTCATTATGCTACTAATCGCCATCGCATTACTAGTTGCGTTTAAACCCCGCCACACCAAAAGGAGGAATCGTTAACGTTATCACGAGATTGTGACGGATGCGAACAAATGAAGCCCTGCAAACGCCGATACACCCTTGCCGGATTAGGCGATAAAGTTTACTGCCCAAACGGTACCGCCCACTTGATTGATGTAGAGGTGCCCCTGCCATGACTTTCACAACAGGCGGCAGCAACAAAGGCAAATGCAACAACAAAGACATCACACCCCAAAAAGCGTTAGGCGTCTACACTCCTGATACCCTGCAAACATGGCTTACTGTTTCCCAAAACAAATGGTGGCGCAAACAATGACTCAGCAAACTGTAGCGCCAACAAGCAAAAAAGCTTACCGCCAACTCAGCTTAACCCAAGTGCAAACCGAAAAAGCACAAATCACACTCCACCTAAAAGACGTAGCACCAGAAACCCAAAGCTTAAGAGAAATCGCACGGGGCACCGGATTAGCTGTAAATGTTGTTTGGAGCCGCACCTGCACCTTAGAAAAGAAAGGCATCACCGAAGTCTACGGCACAAAAACCTGCAGTGTAACAGGTATGGAAGTGCAAGCATGGAGGCTAAAACAGTGATTTCCAAATGGTCTGTTGACTGTTGTGATGGTTGCCTACTAAGATTAAATTGCCATGCACGAGGTTGCATCTATGATGACATAGCACACATCAATCTTAGAGGCCCATTAACTGAGAGAGAACACAGAGTCATGTTGTTATTCAGTGCTCTTGAGGGTGCGCCAATTCCTTCGATGCATCATTTAGCCGCAGAGGTTTTCTTAGTTGAAAATGTGCTCTTCAAAAACTACTACAATCTTCCAAGGAGCGATAAACAATGACTGCTCAGCAATATAGTCGGGTTGATCGCCTCTACATCTTAGCCAAAGTCTGCCGCCAAAACAACGTAACTCCAAACAGCCCCAGCTATATGGGTTTGATAATCCGAGTAGCCACCAGCAAATTATCGATGAGCACAGACTCAGCTAAAGAATACGCATCTGACTTAAAATCAGCTTATAATGCAGATCAATGGCAAGGCATCCTATGCACCGAAACAGAAACAGAAACAATCACCGAAAACACTGCCAAAGTTGATGCTAACACCCCTACCTTAAACGTGTTAAAAACCTTCAACCTCACAAAACCAACAGAACCCATCAAACATATATCCCCAAAACTCTCAGCGGAAGAAGCAGACTATGCACCCCGAACAATAGCACAGCGCCTAATCAAAATCGCAAACCACAACAACTTCAACGCCGTCGGACGCATAACCCTCCAACAAGCAAGAGACGAATTAGACGACAAATCACTACAATTAAGAGACATCAAAGACCTCATAAACCAATACGCCCCCAC